CTGCGCTATCTTTGTCTACACAAAAGGCCGCGATGGATAACGCCGACCTCCACAGGGGCTCCTCTAGAGTTGCCTGATTCTCGTAGCAATGAAGCAGCTGATTGCAGCCATCCCCGTTTGCCGACCGCATCATTATTGTTTTGAACCGCTTGACTTTGTTATCAAGCAAAGCTTGCATCATCGGACTCATTGAGCTTGGGATGAAGTCTGGCTTTGGCTTGGGGTCAGGTGCACCAAGCAGTTCTTTCATACGCGCATAGGGCACGCGTACCGTATCCGAGCTAATAACCTCTACAGGCATCGGCTCTTCGTTCTTAAAGTTATACGTACCCGGAATGCGTAAAACACGCGATGCTTCAAACACCGACGGGTCAACAATCAAACCATTACTTACACACAACTCACGTAGCTGCTTGGACAGCGGGTCCCACTCATCTCGGGATACTGTTTCCTCAAGCAGCCAATACGCATGAATCCCGTAACCGGAACTCACTAAGATTGGTCTTGGTAGCTTTGTAGCTTTGCAAAACTTTTGAAATTCCTCAAGCCCAGTTTTCTGATCTATGTAACCTTTGACTTTTCCGTTCTCATCGGGCTCGGCCTTTGAAGGGCCGCAGTCAATGTCCATCCATAGTGCTCGGAAGTACGTGGCGTTATCGTGCGTGCGGTTGTTTAGGGGCCCATATTTAGCGCACCCAAAATATGCATCGACTTTACGACTTACGGACTTTTCAGCAAATTCATTAACTTCTGCTCTGGTATCTACAAAATTCTGGTCTACGTACTTACCAATACCTAGCACGCAGTATCTACCCTCTACGGGCAAAACCGCATCCAATAGGTCAAATGGAAGCATATTTATTCGCGGTTCTTGAGGTAGTGTATGAACGCAATAATCCGAGGTTGTAAGTGGAGCGTAGGGTAAACTTTCCCCTGAAACCAGTTGTAAATAGTCATCCGACTTACGCTTAGTTCCTTTGCCAACTCACTAACTGAGATACTTTGCTTAATACACAGACGCCCCAAGGCTACGCCCAGAGACTTAGCATCGGCTTTTTTATTAGCGTCTACTAAGCTCTGGCTGTAACCATAGCTCATCTACTACTCCTCGTCTGACCAAGCAGCAACCACGGAGTCCAAGCTCTTCTTCACCGATACAACCGGCTCGGCAGACTTCTTAGATTCGCGTTTCTTGGGTTCCTCAATGGGGTCTTCGTCGCGTTTTCTACCTGAAGTAATAGCGTACGCCAACTCAGACTTTGCTTCCAACTTAGGGGCTCGGCCTGATGTGTCGGCTTGATATGGCGTCATAGCAACTAGCTTCTGGACTTCCGGCTTTGCCGCTACTTGGCTTGTGACCGCATATTCTTCTTTGTTGATGAAACGCGCTGGGGAAAACAAAATTGACTGGTTGTCGTTGTCTTCATTGAAACTCAGCGTAGTAATAACGTAGTCCAAGCTCTTGCCGTTGTTAGCTAAGTACTTAGTGTAGTTTTCAAATGTGTGGCGGTTATCTGAAGTGCTGTCACCGAACAAAGACTTGGAAGCCAGATTGATCTGATACACCTCTCCAGACAGTGAAGTGCCAAAGTCTTCTTCTAACACTACGGCAATACGGCGCGAGTAGCGGCAAGCTTTAGAGTTACCCATGCCAGAACCTTTGATGTTCTGTTGGCAAGTGTCGCAGCGTTCGGATTGCTTGTTTACTGCGCCAGCGTCTGGTGTCTGACCATCGTTGGAAAAGCAATCTGGTGAAGTTGGTTCTGCATCAGGAGTCCACTGTTTTGCATAAAAAATACGTCCGACTTTAGGCGACGCAGTAACAACGACAACCCGCAGGTCGCCTTTGATTTTGCCCATCTCCTCGCCGCCGACTACTTTACGGAAGATTCCATTTTTAGGAACGATACGTTTTGTGCCGCTTTTACCAGCGAGTTGTTTTGTAAGTTCACTTACTCCCGCGTTTTGCAGGAAGTCGGGAAGTGCTTGGTCAATGATAGTAATGTTGCTCATGATGAGTGTCTTTCAAGTTTCTTTGGAACGTCTAACAACCACGGTGTAAGAATTCTCCACGTTGAGTCCAGCGGGGAGTTTGTCAGGATTCTCTGCAAGAAACTCTTTCATGTTGGTCTGATGAATTCGTTTCTCCAGTAGGCCAAATGCACTCTCATCTTCGATGAAGTTGTACATTGAATCCCAATCGTTCGTCCAGTACCGCGATTTAACTGAGCGAATGATCGTGCCGTGAGGGGTGCGTATGCTATCAGCATTTAACTGCTTGCACATATCTAGCATTTCGTCTGCCAGCATCTGCTGTTGACTATCTAGTTCTTTGTCTTGAGCGTCAAACTCTTGCTTTAAGCTAGCCCGTTTATCGCGTATTTTTATATACACTTCGGTTAGCTTGTTGAGGTCAGTGGGAGCTTGTCCCCGAACTTCGTCGTCCATCTAATTCTCCGTTGGTTGGTAGGGAAGCTATTGTAGCACAGTTTTTGACAGTGTCAAATTGTTTCTACGGAAATTTCTTGGCGGTACAAGTCGATGATCTTGCTGTGGTTGTCGATGTTGTTTTGCAGCATGCGGTACATCTTGGCCTCTACTGGACTACCTGTGATATGCACTACAGTCATGTTGTTGACTTGACCGGGACGGTCGATACGTGCGTTGGCCTGTAGATAAGTCTCCACACTTGTGCATGGAGCGTACCAAACAATTGTGTTCGCCGCAGTCAGGGTTAACCCGTGCGATGCAGCTTGTGGCTGAATAAGAAGCACTTTTATGCGGTCGGTCTCCTGAAAGTCTTTAACGATGTCGGAGCGCTTGTTAACTGTGACCGACCCATTTATGACTTCGCAAGTGATGTGTTCTTTTTCTAAATGCTTTTTTAACAGTTCGATAGTATGTGTAAACGGAATGAACACAAGTACTTTGTGGCTGGACTCTTCGATGACCTCTTGAACCACGTTGAGACGTGTTGACACATCAAACTCAATAATCTCACCGTTGTCTGTATACACTGCGCCACCAGCAATCTGTAGTAGCTTGTTGATCTTCACCGCCGCGTTGACCGCGCTTACTTCTTCGCCGTCGGCTTCGATAAGCATCTGCTTCTTCAGCTTGTTGTAGTACTTTAGTTGTTGCGGTGTCATCCGTACATCCCGCTCGGCGAACGTAACCGGAGGCAAGTCCAAGCATTGCGCCTTCTCAAATCGTATTGCGGGCTGGAGAATTTTATGTACGGTTTCCTTTGCAGTCGGCTTCGGAATCCACCTGTATTGACTGACCTTAATCATTACCGTATCTTTGAAATGGGTAACAAAAGGTGACACCGCTGTTGGGTTTACCAACTTAGCCAACCCGTATGCATCTACTGGGGACTGCGCAGCGGGGGTTCCTGTCAACATCCACAAGCCTTTGATCGTCTTGTTTAGTTCCCGCAGAATCTTCCACCGCTGGGTCTGGGAGTTCTTATACGCTGACGCTTCGTCTACCACAATCAAATCGAACCCACCAGCAATGATCTCATTCTTAACTATGCCGACACCATCAAAATTTATAATGACAAACTCCGCTTCACCACCAATAATTTTTTTGCGCTTATCAGCATCTCCATAAGCAATTGCAACGGTACGGTGCAAAGCAAACTTAAACAAGTCCTGTTGCCATGCGGACTTCATGATTGATAGCGGACAAATAACTAACACGCGCTTCACTAACCCTCGGGTCATCAAATAATCGGTAGCCCAAATCACTGACGCTGTCTTACCTGTACCCTGCTCGTTGAAACAAAAAGCTTTGCGGTTGGACACTAAAAATTCTGCGGTTAACTTCTGATGTTCAAATGGTGTAAACCCATGAGGGCGTGGCCACTTATATTCTGATAAGCTCATTTTTTTGGCTTGTTAGTTTTGACCGTATGGTCTGAGTTACGGCTAAATGAACGGTTAGCGCTTGGAGTTTTTAGCTTCAAGTTGCTCGGCGCATTAGTGCCACCTTTGCTCAGAGGGATAGAGTGGTCGATGTCCTTACCTGCTCGGTCTACACCCTTCTTATCCATTTCTGTTCGCGCACGTTGGCGCTCAAGGCGTGGCTTCTCTTCGCCTCGTTCAAGTTGTTGTTGATATTCTTTTTTGTAGGGACGGGTTTTGTTAACGTAGGGCATGGCCACTTCCTATCATGTGGGTGTTAAGTTGTTCTGCGGTCAAGCCAAACTCTTCGGGGGTTGCTTCCCATAAAGGTTTACGGCCTTCTCGCTCAATCACTTGCAGGCTCTTGCCAACTGCAATGGTGATCTCCATCAGCATCTCATTTTTGTATTTGTTTAGTTCTTCGTGAATAACTTTGCCTACGATGTTTATAACTACGCGCTCAACGATCTCATTCACTCGGCGTTTTAGTTCCCCCTCAAGGATGAGAGCGGTATCGGTTTCTTCGTTGGTCATTGCGTTCATTCTTAACTCCGGTTGTATTCACAATCTTTCACCGCGCAAAATTTGCACAGTGGGCCACTTATAGGGTTCCACACCCCACTCTTTATTGCTGCTTCAATACGAGCAACGTCTTGTGCTGGCTTTTCTACGTAGCGCTCCAGCATTTCTCGGTGGTGTTCAGCCTTAACAAACTCTTTGCTAACCACAAAAAGCAATGCCGACTTCACCCTATTTATGACGCTGTACTTAGCAAAAATACCCGCAGCAACTAAATCTAGCTGCTTCACGTCTGCGTACCGTGCGTTTTTGCTGGTCTTATAGTCTACTGAATGCGCAAGTTGTTTGTCTTCGTCCAAAATAATCAAGTCGGCAATACCATGCCACCATACATTCGATGCATCAAAGTCGCATGCTTCTAAAGTCTTTGTCAACCCAAGCTTTACTTCAACCAATTTCTCGCCGGGGATAGCGTTCAATGCGTCCAGTGTTGGCTTCATGTAACCAAAAGCGGGAGGAACTGGTACACCATCGCGTATGTATTCTTCGGCAACTGTATGGGCTGACTTGCCATATAGCGTAGCTGTAGTGTCGGGTTCCCTAATTCGGTCGGGCGCAACCTTAGCGTAGTAATACTTACGAGGACACTGCTGAAATGTCTTTAAGCTGCTGAACGACCAAACGACACTCATTTCCATTGCCTTTCTTTTTCCTGCATATGGCGCAAGGAGTTAAGAATCAAACGTGACTGCACTATTAGTTCAATCGTCTTGTCGATTGCCACATCGTATTTTCTATCAGTAGCCGCCAAATGCAGCTCATGCAGGGCTTGTTCAGCCATCATTGCAGGATGCGCGTAATCAACAATCGCCGTAACTTTTACCATACCCAGCCTCACAATTTAAAGGTAATTCGGAAGCCCACGATGGACGTAAACGCATGCACAACTCAACATATTCTTTGGCTTTTTCGGCTTCAGACTCGGGTACCACAGTAGCAATAGCATCATGAACAGTCATGACCACTGGGTACTTTTTATTTACTAGCAACATCTGCTCGCCGATCACAATACGAGCAAGTGCTTGACAAACATTCTCTATAACTTTACCACCATATATGCGGTTTGGTATGACAGCCTTGCCTTTTTTTGTGTCGTACACAAGCTCAGCTTTGCCAGATTCTTTGTCTTCATGCAAGCGTAAGTTCGGGTATTTTAAGTACAGGCCGTTTGGTAGCTTGATACCTTTAGCGCCATCAACCTCAAGCAAATTACCCCGGCCAAAACCAGTCTGCTGGTTCTGTAGTATTGCCTTTAGCATATCTCCCGCCGTTTTCCAAAGCCTAACGATTTCAGGATACGTAGCGCGGTAGGTATCAATGATGCGCTTGGCCTCTTCCAGTTCAACATCAACACCAAAGTTTTTTAGTTGCAGCTTAAACTTAGCCGCACCCATGCCGTACCCCGCACCAAGGATTGTGGTCTTGCCTACAAAGCGTTCGTCTTTAGTGATTTCTTCTGCTACCTTGCCGTATATAGCAGACGCCATTATTTTGTACACATCCTCCCCACGGTCAAACGCATCCACCAAGTCATCTTGGCCAGCTAGCCATGCGAGCGTACGGGCTTCAATCTGGGAGGAATCTGAGTCCAGTATCACGTAGCCATCCTCGGGTATGATTGCAAGCTTCAATGGTGATTTACGTGGCAGGTTTTGGAGGTTTAGTTTGTCATCGCCGCCCCAGCGTCCGGTATGTGCAGCGTAATAGCGTAGGGGTACGGGCATGGGGCCACGGTTTGCAATCCCAATGAACCGAGCAGTACGTGTCTCTTCAATGGTTGACTTCACGCCTAGCCGCGCAGCTACGATGGCTTGCACAATCACGTTCTCATGGTCAAGCAGGGCCTTGAATGCCTCGTCTGTCTTAGAGAATGCGTAAGTCTGCTTACCTGTGGCTGGGCTTACTTTCATAGGCACAGCAACTCCCATGCCCTCAAGCACCTTTGCAAGCTGGACGTTACTCATAAGCTGATCTTTATCAATCAGCATCTTATTCATTAGCTCTTGCTTGGCGAATCTTACTGCGGTCAGATGCGACTCCAAAACTCCAACATCCAGCCACAGCCTTGGCTCTGAGAACATGCGAATAGTCAGGTCAATCAGCCGCAACTCAGTCGGCGGGAAGTCAACCGCCATCTTTTGGAACAGTGCGTAGGTCATAGCAGTGTCGTTGCAGCAATACTCACCGTACCTTTCGAGCTGGTCGGCGGGGAAGTCTACGCGGCGCAGTCCTTTGGCGTTAACAACCTCAGTGCCTTTTGTACCCACACCATAGTGTTGCGCAAGTACAGCCAAGCTACCACCTACCTCAGTACCGTGCAGTGCCCTGCCCATCGACAACGTATCCAGCCAACCCTTTGGTTTGATACCGAATACCCACGTAAGAATAGAAGCATCAAACGCGGCATTGTGCGCAAGGGCTAGGGAGTTCTCCCAGTTGAACATCTTTAGGAACACGGCAGTCTCGACCATAGTGCCGCTGAACCACACGGGCTCGTCGTTGTCCCTCTGCACCGACACTCCGATGACCTCGAACTCAGGTGAGCGCACGTACTCCTCATTGGTCATCTTGGTGAGACTGAACTCCTGTGAGTAGTAGGTCTCAAAGTCTAGGGTGAGGATGTTCATTCGTATCTTTTCTTGGGGTTGATAAGCTCGGACATGATTGCGGTGAGTAGCGCACGCCGCCCTTCGTTCTTCTCGTGGTGAGTCCATGCCGCGTCGATGCACCTTTGCTCTACCCGCGTGTAGTGCTCTTTGTGCCTAATAATGTCATACAACTTTTTGTGGTAGTCAAAGTCTTCCGGCCTCTCACGTAGGCGTTGGAGCATGGTCTGCACTTCAGTCGAGCAGAAACGCAGTAGGAGTTTTTCGGTGAACGTCATTTGTAGGGGTTGGTATTATTGGCGTTTAACAATTGGGGGTGTTGCATTTTTGCGGTGGTGATTCCCCCCGTGGTTTGCCCCGATATAGAATTCCCCCACATAGTCTGTGTCCCCTGCATCTGATCGTCTAACAACGTACGCATAACCTGATGATCGAACTCCTGTCGGCGTACCTCTTTGAGCTTCTCGTGCAATGCGCCCTTCTCTGGTTCGGTTAGCACTTCGCGGAAACGCTCCTTAAAAATGAAGCCCCACTTGGGTGCCTCGCCAAAAAACTCTGATGGGTTAGTGTCCATGCGAGCAAGGACTGCGGTGATGCCTGATGAGTATTTAGTCATGTTCATTTATCTACTGAAGTTTTGATTAGTTTGATATAACCGGAAAGTGAGTCTAAACTCCCCTCGTTAACCACAAGAGAAACGCCGCCAGCTTTTTCTATCTCGCGTAGGTGTTTGTCTTGGAGGGCTGTAGTGCTGCCCTTACCTGCTTTGGCTTCAATAGCCACAAACCTGCCGTTGACGCAGCATAGGAAGTCGGGGACGCCGGAGTTGCCAAAGCCACTGCCGACTGGCATGGCATAGTAGATATCGTGTTCGCTAAGGATTGCTTTGATCTTTTTCTTGACCTTAGCCTCTGGTGTGTCTGCCATCTAACGCCCCTAAAAGTTTTTCAGGGTTTGATGATAGCATAAGTTTTTACTTTGTCAACAATAAAAAACCCGCCGAAGCGGGTGTAAATGGATGAACTTATGAGTTTGCTTTGACGTAGTCGGCGAGCACTTCCCTCATCATTGCTTGCTTACGGTATGGGTGCTTGGTGTTGAAATAATCCATCACCTCTTTTGGTAGGCGTAAGCTTGTGCACACTAACGCTGGCTTTGTGCTGGGTTTTCGCGGCTTGCGTTTTGGTGCATCATCCATGATGGCTATCAGCTGCACGGACAAAACGGGCGTGAGGAATTATGGAAATTGGTTCATCCATGAACACTCGTGTTTTTAACGATTCCTTTGTGTGAAACATTTCAGGGTACAGGTCTTTCATTTGTTGTATGTACTCTTCTAATGGTATGTTAGGCATAACGGTATAGTCCTTATCCTTGCGCACTTTGCTTAAGTATTGCAAGCGAGCACGCTGTGCCTCATTGAATGGGGATACGCAGTCGTTAATTAGTTTTTCAGCAGAAGTCATTTTGGTTTCCTTGTTGGTCGGGGGCAGTT